TTATAAAGTATCAAAAACGATATTACCGATTAGCAGTTCGTTAGCTTTTTTTCCGGGTTGGAGGCCGGTTGTGTAGAGTGTTTGCACTTCTTTTATATAAAAAGCCTTAAATATACGCCTGATTTCCGGCACGTCGTTAATACTCATTATAAATTTGCCTTTAACCCCATTTAAGAGCTTGGCCAGCTCGTCAAAATCGGCCTTGTTAAATATGCCTTTGCCGTAATCGTTTTCATAATTCCAATACGGCGGGTCAAGATAAAAGAGCGTATCTGTTCGGTCATAATGACTGATAAAGTCTTGATATGGAAGACACTCTATATAGACACCGCTCAAGCGTTTGTGCAACTCTTGGATTGATTGAATAATTTTTTCCGAGCTAAAACGGTTTTGACGGACATCGATCCCAAAATGTTGGTTGTATGTTTTGCCGCCAAAGGCATTTTTCTGAATATATAAGTATCTGACGGCTCGCTCCAGCTCGGTCAAGAGCAGCGGCGGGGTGGCAAGCATTCGCTTAAACTCGGCGCGGCTGCAAATCTTAAATTTCAGCATATCGGCCAGATAATCCGGAAACCGCTCGACCATCCGAAACATATTGATGATTTCGTTATTAATATCATTGATAGCCTCGCATTTCGGCTTTTTCGCCCGTCTGAAAAAGACGCCGCCCATACCCATAAACGGCTCTGCGTATATGTTGTGCGGGATTTTTTCAATAATAGGAACTATTGTCTTAGCCAACAACCTTTTGCCGCCTAGATACGGGGCTATCGGATTTATCGGTTTGACCTGTTCAAAATTGATAATATTTTGTGTTGACTCTGTTCTCATTTTGTTCTACTTCCTTTCTACATTTTAATTAAGATGTTAAAGAGTAGGAAGCCAGCCCGCGCGGGGCTTTCTCTGGTAGAATCGAGAGTTCTGCCGGCGGGGCGCTGCAACGCCCCGTCCTTTATATTATGCATAATGATATGTTTTATTTCCGTCTTAGATATTGTAATCTTACACCACCGGCAACCCAGTTAGCCTCGGAAGCATACCCCCAAGACCCTTGACCCCAGTTGTAGATTGAACAAACTGAAGCCGTCGGGCTGGTGCCAGTTGAACCGCGTGACCCACGATTGCCGTTCTGAGCTTTTCGCTGTTGAACTACGGTTAAAGCGCCATTTACGGAAATGATTCCGCCGTCGCCAGGCTGACCAGTTGAACCTCCGGAGTAATTACCGCCGCGTCCGGCTGTAATCATACGTCCTCCGTTAGAATCAAAAAAGCTGTCTTCCATAACGTTGCCAGAATAGAATGTTACGGGCTGTTTGACCGGATTATAAAACTGCCCCTCCCACGCGGCTCCTGACCCGCCAGCATTATGGAAAATAACTCCGCCAAAATTCCAACTTCTGCCTTCGCCGCCACCGCCGGCGATAATCAGATCATAGATACCACGAGGTAAAATATTTGAATAAGTATAAGGCCCTGTTCGTTCCAATAAAACTTGATTAGGCTGAAAAGGGTCTTGTCGTTTGCTCATTGGGCTAAATGCTGACCTGATTCCCATCTTACGCCTCACTTTCGAGGCTTAAGCCTACATAATAATTATCAAAAAAATTAAAGTGTCGGGTTAAGCTAAGCTCGGCAAAGCGTTTCCCCCCCCCTAGATTTCTGCGGGTTTTGCTCATTTTGACCTCCGTTATTTTCGTCTTAAATAGGTTATTCTGACCAGACCATTTGTTCCATTATCCGGACCGGCTCCTTTACCAAATCCTTGATAAACCGAAGCGCCACCATTCCCCCATCGGCCGACTTTTGAACCGCCTTCACCGTCCAGGCCGTTAGAATAAAAGGTTGCCCCGCGAGGAACCCATTTTGCCCAAAAGCCGCCGGCATCTTCCAATGTTCCACCGGTTCCGTGTCCACTCCAGCCTCCGGAACCGGTATTCGTTGACCGGCAAGCATAATAGCAGCCAGGATTATCTCGTTCCCGAATCCAGCTATCACCGCCAGGCTTACCTGTACCGACATAACCTCGGTTTGTTGCGCCTACTGTTCCGGAATACCATTGAAACCAAGTATCCTTCGTAACTGCTAATTCTCCAACAACAGCAGCCCCTGAACCGGCTCCTCCGGAATTAAACGCGACCCCAGAGTTTGTGGCAAAACCTCCTTGTCCGCCTCCGGCTCCAACTAATTCGAGAAGATAAATGCCTTTTGGTAAAAAGACATCTGTGATTACTTGACCGCCGGATTGATAGACAATCAGAGTTTGAGGTTTAAACGGTTCTTTAATACCATTACCCATCGGGCTAAATGCTGATCTGATTCCCATCTTACGCCTCGCTTCCGAGGCTTAAGCCTGTATAATAATTATTAAAAAAATTAAAGTGTCGGGTTAGGCTAAGCTCGGCAAAGCGTTCCCCCCCCCTAGATTTCTGCGGGTTTTACTCATTTTTGACCTCCGTCAGCCTTACAAAAAGCTGGTAATTGGCTGAATTTGTAAAGGCGATTAAAATATTCATTAGCAATCTTTTTATCTTCTGCCGACAGGTGACGATACACGCCGCCCATCGCCGGGCCGCCCTTGGGAAAAGGAAGGCAGTTTTTTTCAGAGCAAGTTGCTGTCGAACAGCCGAGTAATGGTATCATCAGTAACATTAGGCTGAGCCAAAAGACCAGCCGCACAATTTTTTTCATATCTCACGACCTCCTTTTCCTGAGTAATGTATTTTATTTTTGCCCGACTTTTGCCCAGCTGATAGCAGAGAATGCAAAGAACCGCGACAGCTGTTATAAGCGCTAAATTTTTAAACATTGTCCTGGCTTTCGGTTTCTTCTGGTTTCGGATATTCGGCCTTAACAGTCAGACAGGCTTGATAATAGGCTTCCAGCTGAGCTTGGCCGGCGGCAACCATGTCCGCGTCACCGGAATTGATTTTAACCTGAGCATCCAGATATTCCGTAACCGGCGGATAAGCAGCCGCCCGCTTTTCATAATAAGTTGGTTCGGGAATCTCTTGTTTTTCCCATTTACGGACAATTTTATCCGTCGTTTCTTCATAATAAGGCGTATAAGCTCCGTCTTGCGGCGGTGTTTGGCTATCATCTAAAGGTTTATAACCGTCGGCAATCAGCATACTTTCGCATAAATGGTAATTGGTTGTGTTACCGTTAGTGTGAGGCGGAAAAATTATTTGTTTCCGGCTGATTAATTTGACATATTGGTTTGACATGACTTCCTCCTTATTTTAACGGGGTTATAATAACGTAGCCGTCAGAATCATTGCTGCCTTGGGTATGGACGACTTCAGTGCAAAGCTCAGGATCCGTATAAGAAGATCCGCCGCCACCACCTGAGCGTTGTTCTCCAGCTTTTCGAGCGTAAGCGATACCTCCAGAACCACCGCCATACCAGCCTGAACCACCGACATGCGGACCAGAACCACCTAAACCGAATGTGCCACTTTCTCCCCAATTGGGAGTTCCTTGGATAGTTCCGCGGTTGTTTCGAGAATGTGCACCACCTTCCGTTTGGGTGCCGGGATAGCCGGTTGTAATAATATCCCAACTGCCCTGGCCACCTATCAGACCACCACCAGCACCGGCCGCATATCCCCAAGTATAAGCACCACCGGCGCCGGCAACAATTAGGCGGTTATGAAGAGATGTATCATCTGTAATTCCTTCGTCCGATGTTCGAATATCTGAAGCATTGTATATGCTTTCGTCCGCTGAAACTCCCATTCTGCCGGCATAAACAAACAGTTTCTGTTTAGGCTTAACATTCAGAACGCATTCTACTTTTCCGCCGTTAGCTCCGTTAAAACCTTTAGCAGCAACGACTTCGAGCTTAAGTTTTTTTATACCAAACGGAACGATATATTCCTGAAAGACATCATCGCCGGCCGGGTCAAACCTGACAGGGGTCAAATCAACATCTTCAGCTACAAAAACATTAAAGGTATTCCTGATTTTAGCCATAAAGATTAACTCCCGGAAAATACGGCAAACGGCGCATTAAGCGAACCCTGCCAAACAGATTTGATACGGCGGAATGTCAGCAAGTACAAACCAGCCTCAGATAAATCTGGGACTTCTTTTTCTACCCACATAATGTTTGCTGGCCAATGAATAGCAACCGGTGTTGGCATATTGACGTATAATTCCAGTGTAATGACATCATCGGGCGCGGTTTTGGTGCATAACGACATATCAAGGCTGAAGGTGATTTCCGCTGAAACCTGTGCCCAGCCGATAATCTTTTCATCTTCTGCTTTAATAACGCCGTTTTCAACGGTTCTTAAACGCTGATAAAGCGATTGGTAACGCACGCCGCCGTCAATAATCCGCTGAATGGCTGCAGCAACCTGGGTCAGGTCTTCCTTGGACGGCGTCTGTCCGGATGTGGTAATCAGATTCAACAGCTCTTGTTCAACCTGGTTGAAAAAATCGGCTTTAGGGATAGACCCTTTAATGTCATGGTCTTTGTCCGCATTGATATAAATATTGTCCTCGCCCGGATTAATTGGTATTGTTTTTTCCATTATGCCTCTCTCTCGTCTCTAAAAATAAAAACAGTATGGCTTTGATTGAGTTTTTTGATAATTCGCTTCATATTTTCAACCGCGGCGTTAGAATCTGCGGCTTTAATAATGATTGTCCAGTAATAGATGATTTCCTCTTCGCCCAGCTCGTCTTCGCCACCGCATTCGGACAGGCCAACCATAAACGGTGCGTATTCTTCGATTTCAACCGTGCAGCCCTGCATTTTGCAGATTTCAATATAAAACGGTATATCCTGTCTACCTTTGGCGGCTTTGGCATTTAATTCGGCTAATCTGTCTTCATAACTGCCTTCGGGTTCCAGGCCGTAAAGTTCTTCCCAGTCTTCCAGACAGTCAAAGGTGGTGCGGATGTCAGCCTCTTCGATTAAGCCGGAAATTTTATCATCAGCCTTGGCATAGGCTTTGCTTTCGACCGTCGCCAATACATCGGAAACGCTATTTTCTTTAGGCTCCCAGATTTTGCCGCGCGGCCGCAGGCTGATTAAGGCCTGTTTATAGCGTTTTTCTTTTTCGCTCAGCTCCATGTGATGTCTCCCAACATGGCGATTTCTCCGGCAGCGCACTGGATATTTTCTGTCGGTGACACGAGCTTGTAGTCAACCAGATTAATGGTTGACAGAATTGCCGAATGGATGCGCGAAACCAGAACCAGCCCGCCGGGTTCTGCATTGTTGTCAAAACTTTGCTGCAGCGACTGAATAATGGCTTCTTTCATTTCCGGCGTATCCGGATTCAGATTGGCAATTTCAATGTCAATGGCTTTGGCCGCCGGTGCCAGAACAAAGATGCGCTTGACGGTTACCGGGCGTTTGCTGTCAATATGTTCTTTGACTTTTCGCAAAAGTTCTTCATCGGGAAAGCCGGTCGGGGTCATAATCCGGATGGTGACCGTACCGGCGCCCATGGCATGCGGATAAACCCAGGCCCGATTGACGCCTTCGACTTCCAGCGCCCATTTTTTATAATCCGAGTCCGCACCGCCCATATACAGGTTGCGCATATATTCGACATAACGAGCCAGTAAGTCCTTATCATTTTCGGCATCGGCACCGGCACCGATCAGCTCAACCGTTGCCGTCGGGCTGATTCCTTCCAAAGCATTGACAAAGGTCAAGATTGTCCCGGCTTCGCAGTTTCCGGCCGCTCCGGCTTTGGTTGCCACGACCTTAATGCTTTGTTCGGTTTCGCTTAAGGTTACGGTTTCTAAAACGGCATATTGCCAGCCGTCTTCACGATTGAGCAATTCTCCGGCAGCAATACTGTTGCCGACCGTGCCGTTGACTTTAATTGTACCGGTGGATTTGGATGATTGTTTTGGGTAAAGGCCGATTCCTGAACAGTGACGGCGTAAATATTCACCTTCAGAGGTTGTCGGAATTATTTGTTTTGACATATATTTAACAAATCCGTACAGAGCATTAAGCGCATAACCGTTTGTTCGGGAATAGGCCTTTTGCACTGAAAGAGGCATTTTGCTGGAACCATTCGGAATTTTTGAAAGTTCCGCTGCCAAATTCTTTTCAAAGTTTTCAATTAACTCTTGTAAAGTAGGTAACTGGTAAGGCATTGTTAAAATCCTTCAAACTGTAAAGGTTCGTCATCGGTAAAGGTTAAAATAAAGCTCAGCTGGTCATCGCCGCGCATGACGGTTATTTCCGGTTCGGATATAATGCCGGCGTCAACGGCAACTTTCAGGCTGGCTTTTACCTTTTCTTTGAAATCAACCAAGGTGTCGTCGTTAAGCTTTTCCCGGTCAAAGACCCAGAGGCCGGAACCCCAGACAATATTTTCCTTGCGGCCGTTGACGCTGGTTTTAATCGTGTCGCCCCACCAGCCGCGGTTTTCCTGTATGTATTCCGGCAGTTCGTCCGGCTCGACATAGCCGTCGGTAAACAGGCAGATTAAAATCAGTTGCAGCTTTGGGTTTGTGACCTCAAAAATATCAATTTTGCTGACATCGATTGTTTTCATCCGGCTGTTACCTCCGTGGAACCTGCGGTTATCGTGCCTTTGTGGGTGTTAGGGTCAACTTCTACCGTATCGCCCAAGCGGGCCACCGGCTGACCCCCGCCGGCAAGATTGACCTTGCCCTTGATTGTGGTCGTTTCAGCGTCAACCGTGGCAGTTTTGGCCTTAACTGAAACGCTGTCCGCTTCGGCGATTAGCGTTTTGGTTCTGACATTAACGGCAGTCGTTCCGCTGATGTTGATGGTTTGCGCTGTCTGATTCATGGTTGCCGGGGCTTTGAAGTCGATAACGCCGCCGTTTTTGAAGTGCAGCAGATTGCCGCTGTCGTCGTACATGGCGACTTCGCCGTCGTTCAGCTCCTTAAAGCGCAGCTCACGGTTGCCGATGTTTAAGACCACGTTGTTGAATTTGTTACCGTTCACATTGAAAATCAGCGTTTCCGATTTCTTTTTCGGTTTGGCCGTAAAACCGTAAGGCTCCAGAAAAGCGACGTCGTTCAGAATTTCGCCGGCCGCCGTCTTAACCTGACAATGCTGGGTTTGGCCTTTTTCAACCAGATTAACCATGCCGAAGCGAATCAGTCCGGCCAGCTGCTCTTGTTGTTCGCTGCTGCTTTGTCTGATTAATTCAACCAATTCGTTAATGGCGTTTTCAAGGTTTGTCATGCCATTTTCTCCAAATTAAGCGCCGCCCGGCAGCCGTTTTGGCCAGAAGTCAGGTCAACGTCGGTAATTAAAAAGCTGTCATTTAATTCAATCCAGGGGTCTTTGATTTTTAGGGCCGAATTGAGCTGATAGAGTTTGTCGTCGGTCGTGCGGAATGACGAACCGGTAACTTTCAAATCGTAACAGTCATATTCAAGCTCCGAAATGGCGGCATTTAAGCGGCTTTGGCTAGCAACATCCACGGTTTGATGATACTGTCGGCCACTGCCCTGGGACTTTCCGGACACCGGGCTGCTGATAATGTTGTCCAGGCTGTAAGCGTCGGCCAGCGGCAACTGGCTGTGCAGGGTAACGGTCTCAAAGGCCTTGTAAACATTGTCGTTTTTATAAATATCAATGATGTTTTCACCGGTAATCAGCGCCGAAGCGGTGTATTTGTCCCGGCATTTGTCCGTCATGACCAGCCGGCCGGCATCGTCGGAATAAATCAACGTATCCGACAATCTGGCCAGCCGGTTGATAACCTTTTCGATTTTGTCGGTGGCCGAGACGACAAACGCCGGCAAAACAATGTCGTTGGCGCTTTGATTGACAAACTCTACCGGATAGCCGGAAACCAGCTGGCTGACGATGTCGGCAGCTTTTTGTTTGGTAAAATAAAAGCCTTTGCCGACGGAAGCCTTGACCATTCGCCCCGCATAAGTGTTGACTTTGACGGACAGGGACGGCTTTTTGTTCATATATCCGCAGTCAACCGCCGCCACATAGCCGGTCAAGGCCAGTTCGTCGTCGATTAAAACCGTGACGTCCATATCCTTTTTTAACGCCTGTTTAATGGTGCCTAAATCTTTATAGTCTTTGTCATAAGCGGCAAAAAACGCGCAGTTGGCCAGCTGATAAACCGATTTGACGATACGGTTAAAGCTGAAATTGCTGATGCCTAAATTCGGGGTGCGGAGTTCGATTTTATACATCTAGGCCTCCTCAACTTCTAGATCTACGCCGGCCGGCATAAACAGGGCATTGGCAATGCCGTTGCGGGTCTGGATGTCGGCCGCCCGGGCTTCCAGATTGTCGGAACCATACAGGCGGTGTGCAATCACACAGGCCGGAAAGCTCTTGTTGTAGCTTTTAACCATTGTGTTGACGACATGCTTTTGTTTAATCAGGCCGACGCCGATATTTAAGATATTGTTAATTTGGGTCTGAATTTCCCGGTTGTCAGTGGCAATGGCCACGCTCAGCGCCGTATCTATTAAGGTTTCAATCGTCTCAAGCAAGTCCGCCGCATTCTTATATTCTTTATGATAAACAGCTTCATCGACCGCTTCAATGATTGCCTCTTGGTTTATCAGCTCTTCAGAAGCTTTGCCGTTTTGGTAAATCTGGTCGGAAGCCTCGGCCGAAACGTCCGGTTTCTTGACGTCGGACTTAATGCCGGCCATGCTGATATAAGTGTCAAAATAATCTTTATCGGTCAACTCGCCAAACAAATCGCGCAATTTGGCATAACTCATAATTGCCGCGCCAATACCGCCGGCGCTGGCAGCCAGAATATCCAGACTGCCGCTGATTGGATTGGTAATCTGGCCAATCAGGTTATTGGCCGACAGTTTTGATATTTTATTGGTTATGCTGATAAGGTTGTCATAACTTTGCAGTTTGACAAATCCGGGAAAGCCTTCAAAGGTAAACTTCTCGTCAAACTCGGCCAAAAAGCTTTTTTCCGCTTCAGCGGTAGCTTTGGCAAACTTTTCATCGTCTAATTCCTGCAGCTCAATAATTTTTAGGGAAAGGCTGTCGCTGTCAATTTTCTTGAAACTGAAATCAAGCTCATATTTGTCGTCAGCCTCTTCGGACTTGCTGATATGCCAGCCGTCTTCGATTTTTACCTGGGCGCTGCGGCCGTCAGGCATAACCAGCAGGCCCTGGCGTTTTTCAAGGGCTTTTTCGAGTTTTATTCTGGATTCTTCAACTTTTTTACCGTAAATATAGCCTTCGACATGAAAATCCATGTTGTCCAGCTTACTGTCCTGGCTGTCGGAATCTATTCCCAAAAAGTCAGCTTCTGCCGGTTTGTTGTTGCGGCCGTAGGTAATTGTTTTGGCATTAAATTCTACATTGCGGAATTTAAGGAGCATAACTGCGACCTCCCAAACTCATGTCAATACGAGTTATGTTGTTTTCCGGGCTGTTATCTTCAATTTTCCGCAGAGTTACGTCGGCGTCGGGAGAGTTGATGTCGAGATGAATTTTTGTGTCGCTCTGTGATTTTAAGACATTCAAAGCGCGCTCGCTTTCCAGGGCTTTAGCATTTTCTTCCGGTAGTTTGTCAAACAGTCCGCCGATTTTTTCGCCTAAATAATTGCCGATATAAGCTCCGGCGACCATTCCGAGCGGCCCGCCGATGGAACCGATTAAACCACCGGCTATCGTTCCGATACTTCCGCCGAGCTGCGTGCTGTTTTGTGCTTGGGTCAATTCATAGGCAGAATAAGCCATGCCGGCAACGCCAAGCGCCTTGCCGCCGTATTTTAAGGCTTTGCCGCCATATTGAACAGCTTTTGCCAATCCGCGGTGCCGTGCCAGAAATCGTCCTACTTTGCCAAACTTGCCGGACTTTCCGCCGCCGAACATATCCATTCCGTCAGCCAGACCGGCGGCACCCAACGCGCCACCGTTAACGACATAAACCGGAATTGGACGTCCGTTTGCCGCTAAAGCACCCAAAGCTGAAGAAACGCCGCCTTTTTTACCCGCGCTGAAAAAGTCCATAACCCCAAGAGCTCCGCGCCGAACTTTATTTGCAACGGCCAAAGCGCCGACTGTTACGGCGATTTTACTGGCTGTTTTAAGCCACTTGTCCAGCTGCTCCGGCTTAATACGGTTTAAGGCATTGGCCAGCTTTTGGATTGGTTCGGCCAAGTTGCGGTTGGCAAAACCCGTCCAGGCGCTTTTTAATGAAGTGATGCTGCTTTCCAGCGTGGCGGCCATACGGGCGGAATCGGACATAATGCTGGCGCCGTCGCTGTTAACGCTCATCAACTCATTCATGGCCTTAAAAGCTTCGGCGGCGCTTTTTCCCTCTTTCTTGGCCTGATTATACGCAATGGCAATCGGATTGACGGCACGCTTTGCAAAATCTCCGAAAATTGCGCCGATTTTTGAAGTATCGCCATCAACTTTAACAATAATATCTTGAACTATGTCTGGTAATGCACGGAAATTACCATTAACATCTTTAATGGCAATACCCATGCTTTTTAAGCCTTTTATTAATCTCGGACTGGTCAATTCGCTTACCATGGATTCAAAAGCCGTGGCGGACTGTTCAGTCGAGCCGGTGCCTTTTCGGGCAAGCTGCATCATCGTTCCCATTTCAAGCGCAGCTTCTTTTCCGGTTCTGCCCATGGCGGCATAAGCGGAAATAATCCGCTCGCCCTGAGTCGCCAAATCGCGCAATTCAAAAGCGCCCATTTTACCCTGATTGGCTAAGGCGTCGATGATTTCCAACATTTCTCTGGAATCTTTGACGTTAAATTTTTCAAAAATGTTGGAAAACAGGGAGCCGACGTCTTCGCCGCCGGCGCCGGTGGCCGAGATAACCATGGCAATATTTTCCAAATTGTCTTCGGCAACACTCAGTTCGCCGGTTTTGGCGGTAATCTGTTCAACTGCGCTTAAAAGCTGCGAGGGATCAATATTAATATTGCGCTTTTGAGCCACACGGTAAATCTGCTCGTTAAGCTGCTGCATTTCGACTTTTGAACGGTCGGCGACAATTCCCAACTGTTCAAGACGGGTTTCCATGGCAGCAGCTCCCTTAACAGCCATAATTCCGCCGGCGCCGGTAATAAAGCCGGTATAACGATTAGCCAGTTTGTCAAGCCCAGTTTCAGCAGCCTGAAGACCTTTGGATAAAAACAAAGCACCGCGGCTGCCGGTCTGTCCCATGCGGGACAGCCGGTTAGCTAGTTGCTGGCTTTTACCGAACAGATTGCCGGTTAAATCCAGTCGAAACGATGCTTTTAAGTCTTTTACTGCCATTTATATTTGTCTCTCAATTTGTTCAAACGGTCAAAATACCGGATTATGCGGGAAAGCGGCATTCCCATGATGTCGCTTTCCGGGAAATGCAGGGTTCGAGCCGCTACCAACACCAAATCCAGCGTGTCATTATAGCGGCTGATTATCTCGCCCCAGGGCGTCCAGGTTGGACTTCTCCCGCATTTCAATGTATTTTTCGGCCAAAAAGTCAAAATCGGCAGCCGAAAGCTTGTTAAATTCCGCAGGACTCAGCGGCATCTTAAGACTGCCGAGTTTAGTAATAATGCGACAAAGCATATTTCTGACAACTTTGTCTGTCGGACACATCAGCACAGGCCCCTGCGGTGTCAGGAAAACTTCCCGGCTTTGCTCGTTTGCTTCAATAATGTCGCCGGCCGTAATGTCCCGTAATTCCACTTCTTTGTGAACCTCAGAACTGATTTCCAGACCGTTGGGCAATGTAAATGAAACTTTAGACATGGCTTAAGCTCCTGTTACGATTTCGTTGGCTTTTTTGAAATTGAACTGGACTTCAAAGCCGCCGGTGACGACTTCCGGTTCGCCTTCCAGCCAAGCATGCGCGGCCGTATAGGTCTGCCCGGTATCGGTATCCCAAACTACGGTTACGTCATCCATGGCCTTGATTTTTTCAATCGACATGCCCGGGATAAGGTGGATTTTACCTTTAACCCAACCGCCTTTGGTCTGAGTGGTAAAGCCTTGACCGTTATCAATGGAGCTTCGGACTTTTCCGTTCAGCGAATAGCTGATTTCGGTCATATCAAAGCTTTCGCCATCGGCTTTCAGCGTCCCTTCACCATATTTCTTGTTAGGATTAGTCATTTAACCTCCTTTATTGAATAAATTGCAGTTTTCCGGCGACAATGCGCAGGTTGTTCATGATATTGGGTTGCAGCAGCTGATTCAGGCGTTCGGTGTCGTTGCTGTCACGTATCGTGAGAATGCTATTCTTAAAGCTGCTGATGTCCTCAACCAAACCGGCAGCAAGCCAGTCTTCGGCCAATGCGATGATTTCGCCGGTCAAAACTTTCGGTGTAACCACTTTCTGTCCTGGCTGAACCTCATAATCATCGTCTGCGAGCTTATAACGTTGGAATTTCAGCTGAATACGCTCTTTCCAAGAATAACGCAGATAAATGACGGTCTGGGTGGTGGTCATGTCAAAATAGCTGGTATCCGTTGCTCCTAAGCTGTTTTTGCGGTAAGTGGTCGCTTCGCGCTCAATCGCGGTGTTGCCGCTGGCATTAACAATAACCGTGGCAATACCGGCCGACAGCAGCATGTTGCGTTCTTCTGCCCGCAGTTCTTCTTTTGCCGGCAGGTCTCCGACCAATTCTAAGCTGGCAATTTGGCGTGCCGGGTCTTTCTGGTATTCAATAGCCGAAACGGCAGCATAACGAGCGGCACGTTCTTCCGGCATATTCGGGCTTTTATAGTCCATCATGACGCTGAAACACTGGTTATTAATGTTTTCAACTTTGGTCAGCATCTCGTTTAAAGTGCCTTTAAATACCATGTAAACGGAGCTTTCATTGTTAACCATTGCCCCAAAACGGCGCGTGATTTCCTCTTTCAGCAGTCGGATATTGGCAGTGTCAGTATAGGACGAGGTTATGGTCGGCGCATAAAAATCGCCGAGAGCGGCAATCGTATCGGCCAGGCTGGCATTGCCGGCGCCCTGGGTCGCCTGGGTGATAGTCAGCTCCAGACCGGGGGCGGTCGTTTCGCCGTCATAGTAGTTTAAGCTGACATCAATGAAATTGCCGGCTTCACCTTTGTGTTTGGCTGTCAGGTTAATTTCCGTATCTTTCTCGGAAACGGCGGCGGCAGTAACCGGCAGCATGACATTAGCGTTGATTTTGGTAATCAGAGCGGCGGTAATATCGGCGGCTGTATCGCCCTCATTGATTGTCAGCCGGATTTCACGGCCGCCAATCATCAGGTTTAGCATACCGGCCTGTACTTTGGTTGCGGTAATTGCCAGATGGTAAACAGCGGCGGTGCCTTCCGTCTGTTCGACGGCAATGATGTAGAGCTTGGTTTGCTTGTTGTTCTTAAACCATTCTGTGGCCATGCGATGCAGTTCCGAACCTTCGCCAGCCAGCGGAATGACCTGGTCGGCACTGGTAATCAGTCCGGAAATTTTATTGTATTCCAGCAAACCTTCCAGTTTCTGTCCGATCAGCAGCCCGGCGGACGGCTTGCCCGATAAGCCCAGATTAGCCAGGCTGTTATCGATTTCGCAATAAGCCCCGGGGACTCGGGTCTGCGTAATTTCGTTAAAATCAAATTGAGACATTTTAGTTTCCTTTTTTCGAGGGTTTGACTTTTTCAATGACAACCTCGTTGTCACGTTTGCGGCGGTGCCAGTAGATTTCATCCTCTACGATTTCGCCCTTGGCGGAAAGGACGGTCATGTCCGGTTTGCGAACTTTCAGGCCGTCTTTTGCCGGTTTTACAAAAATTTTTGACATGAGTTACTCCTTGTTAACGTTAAATGAAACTTCATGCGAAGCCTGTCCGATTGTCCATGCGCCTTTGACTCGCAGAAAATCGTCCAGTTTCGAATAGGGTTTGCCGGAAGCCGGCTGGGTATAAAGTGTTTTGAAGCGCAGCCCGAACATGGTCGTATAATATTTTTCGAGCCGGGCGTTGATAATCGGCTTGGCTTCAATGAAAGAAAAAGGTTCAATCGGCAGTCCTAAGTCCTGTTTAATCAGTAATTTTTTAATATCGTTAATCAGCTGATACGCGCCGGCGTGATTAAGGGAACCCTCACGGGCGGCGTTTTCCGATTTGTTGTTGCGGACGTAGACAATCAGCGAAAAATAAGCGTTAACGTCTTTGCTGCTGCCGTCAGCTGCGTCTTCGCCGCTGTAAGCAACCCAGACTGCCGGGCTGCGGGTTTTTAAGAGATGCGGAATGTCGTCATCGCCTTCGCCGGAATAAGAAGCGATGACCGGGATTTTATAACCCAGAACGCCGCTGTTTACGGCCTTTTGCAAACGTTCGATAATCGCCTTTTCAATGGTTAAAATCGGGTTTTCAAAACTCATGACAATGCTCCGTTAAGAAAATTCTCTACTTCCCGGCAGATATCGGCTTCATCTTGCTTAGACAGTCCCAGATACGGGCGTGCCGGAATCGTAACGGCTTTTTTGCTGGCCCAGCGTCCGCCGATGTTAAATTTTAAGAAGTTTTTAACTTTGGCTTTGATAGTACCACCGTATTGATGAATGGCCGCATAAACCATCGCTGAACCGACTTCGGCATAATCTTTGGTCGCTTGTCCGATAATGCTGCCGCAAAGGTAGCCGTGCAGGGTCAGAACCCGGCCGCCGCGCAGATTGGGCTTCCACTTTTTGCCGTCGGGATCATGTTCTTCTTCAAAACGCTGAACCGTGCTGCTTTCCAAAACGCCGGCAATATTGTCGTTAAGCTCCTCACGGGATTTGTCATCTAAGCCCTTGAGATTTTCAATATGCTTGTCCAGCTCTTCAAATTTTGCTCTGACGCCCATTTCAGAAGCCTTTCAACTGATTTTGCGAAAAATGGCGAGCGGCGCTGCCGGAAAAAATAACGTCGCCCGCTTGTTCGGGGGTTTGTCCTGTTTCGGGGTCGCCCAGGGTAACGACGCCTTTGGCGATATCCTTCAAAAAAGTCAGGTTTCGTTCGTATGTTTTTTCAAGTTCTTCGGGAATGACCTCCTTATACATAAAGTACCGGGCCATATCGCAGCAGATCCGTTTCAAGGCTGCCGGTACGGTGGACAAAGGCAGGGCATATTTGACCGCAACATAGGAATTGATAAGCTCTTCGGCGTCGGCCAGCGCCGTTTCGACAACCGTATCGTCAATGACTTCGTCTTCATTGCCGGCCAAAGCGGTAATCTCCCGCTCGCCGAAACGCTTAATCAAATCTTCCTTGTTTGCATACATGCCCTGAATCCTTAATTTTTATCGTTTTCAAGTTCGGCAATAGCCCGGTCTTTCAGCTCGCCGGAAACCTTAAAGCCAACCTTGGCCGTCAGATTAGTGACGTTGATTTTTTCCTTTGCGGCTTCCAGCTCGGAAATAGCGGCCTTTACCTTGTCGAGGGCATCCTCCGGAACGGCCGGCGGCTGGTTGCCGCCTTCCATTCCTTTGACTTCAACCACTTTGACAATCAGTCCTTTGCCGCTTTCGGCCATAATCTGTCCCAGCTGTTCATCGCTGAACTCATCAACCGAATGCAGGGTTTCTTTGTCGCTGTGTGCAATTCCGCCGCGGCGGAATCCGTTAACCTTTGCCGTAATCAGCAGTGATTTGCCGGTAACATCATATTCATTGATGATTCTTGCCATAAGCTCCTCCCTGAGTTAGGCCAGCCAAGGGGTGTCAAGCACTTCGACCAGGCCTTTGTTGGGGTTGTCCTGACCGTTGGCCAGTTTGTCGGCCGTAACGATTTTGTGGGCTTTGGCGCGCAGCTGCGGCGGAACCACCAGGATTGTCGGCTTAATGCCGAGCGGTTTGTCATTGTCACCTTTGAATGAGCACATGGCAGCATAAGCGGCCTCAAAGGTGGTATCCGTCAGGTCTTCCTTGGAGCAGTAAGCCATCTGCCAGAAACCGTACCCGGCATTGCCGCGGCCGTCTACGCCGTAGACAACTTGTCCGTCCATAAAGACATTGTCATCTTTTTCGCCGTCTTTCTTAATCAGGCGATAGTCTTTGCGCTTCTGATAAATTAACGGCTTGACCGGACGGGAAGTATCCAGCAGGTACCAGGCTGCATTGCTACCGGTCTTAAAGTTGGAAACCGAGACCGCTTTGCCCTCAACCAGTACCGGATGATCGGTGTCAAAAAAGTTCTGACCGTCATAGCATAAGGTCGAGGTTCCGGCTTTTAACAGGTTAAACACAAGTTCGTCCGGGTGTTTGGCCGCGGCATCGCCCATATTGGCAATCAGCGGATTGTACAACCCGACATCATCGTCTTCAATCGCAGTTTCGGGAATAGCAACGGTACCTTCGTACTTTTTGTTTTTGATAGGATAGTCATATTCTTTGATGTTCTGAATGACGCGTTCGCCGATCCATTCGCGCAGACCAAACGAATTGCCGAGCCAGGGATAGGTATTTGAAGCCTTGGTACTCGGAACCGTCATCGCAATTTTTTGATAATCGGTTTTGGCGCCGCTGAAAGCGTTCTGAAAGACGGTTTTGACGGCCGTATTCAGGGCTTTAATCGTTGCAGAATTTACAATCATGTTATTTTTTCCTTAAAAATCGACCCAAACGCCGGAATCTTCGACCAGGAAGACTTTGCCGGCTTTGGATTTTCCGGTTGCGGTTTTGCAGACGGTGCAGCTGTCCTCGATGTAGCAGTCGCTGCCGATGTCTGCGGCGGATAAGGCGTCAGAGCTTGAGTTCTGATATTTAAAACAGCCTTTCTTCATGGTGATTTTGTCGCCGTCAATCTCTTCAATCCGCCCAAAAGCCTTCAAACTGGCAGCTGCGGTTGCGGCAACGGCGACCCCGGTGGCGTCAATAACGCCGATTTCGCCTTCATAGACTTTCTCTTCAGCCTTGAGGGCAAAGACCGCCGTGCGGCCTTTTCTTTCTTCGGCATTAAACTGCGGCATGGTCTTTCTCCTCCTTCAGAGTTTTCTTGAAATCTTCGGCTGAAATGCCCATAGCTTTACAAACAGCCAGCTCTTCGCCGGTCAAACTGCCTTCGGCTGCCGGCGGCGTACCGGTTGGGGCATCCGATTTATTCAGGGACAGTTGCGGCATTTTGGCGACAAAGTCATTAAATGCAGCTTCACCCAGGCTTTTGTGGATGGCCAAGGCATTATCCTTCAAAGCCGGAATCAGCTTGCCGTCGGCAATAGCCTGGCTGACGGCGGATTCCGCCTTATTGGCGGCAACCTGTTCTTTGAGCTCGGTAATTTCCTTGTTCAAAGCGGCATATTTAGTAGCATCAACACTTTCCGCCTTCTGTTTGTTGATGGCGGTAACGATTGACGCTTCATCAGCTGCGGTGCCCAAAACATCGGCGATTTTGTTCAAAGAAGCCTGTCCGCCGGCTGTTTTCAGCTGGGTAACGGCATCAATGACATCTTGTTCGCTGGCAGTTTCGGCCAAACCTAACAGCTGAATGAGTTTTGCAAGTAAATCCACTTGTTTGTCCTCCTCATTGTTAAGGTTAGATTTGTTGAACGCTTGAAGCTCAAGGTTCGGGTAATTTGTCAAACCGGCGCAGGTCAAGGCGATAACGTTGCCTTGTTCGTCATGCGTAAAAACGGGTGACAAATAGCGATATTCCCTGTCGGCAACAGCTTTTTCGGCCCGCTTTGTCCATTCTACTTTACCCCACAATCCATCTTTGCCTTTGTTAATGAGCTGTTTAATCCAAGCGGCAGCTGGAGCCGGGGCGCCGTTTTTACCGCTGAAAATTGTCTGGTGTTCATAATCTATTACCAGATCCAGCTTATCGGATTGAGAATTGGGGTTGTAGCGTTTGAGACTGTTAGCAATGACGGCAGCAACATCAAACATAAAGAATTTGCGCCCATCACGACCTTTGATTTCGCCGTAGGGAAGCAGCTGGACTTCATCAGGAACGGGATTGTCCGAATTAAGCTCCAGCTGCAGGGAATTAATGGATATGTCAAATCGTGTATCAGTCATGCTGTCAACATAGGCCGATACCGATAATTTAAAAAGCTGGACTGGTGTCCGGATTGATTATGTTAAGAGATTGATTTAAACAAAACCTAGTTAGGTTTTGTTATAGGGAACGGGGTTATTTGAACGCCTGGATAAGACAAATCAGAAAAGGAAATTTGCTGTTTGGTGTTATTTTCACCAAATTGTAAAAAAGAAATTTTAGTGTTGTTAATGCCTCTTATAAAAGAATAAAAGCTCATAATTAAAAGGCTACTAGCCATTACAACAAGAATAGAGGTCTTTCTTTTGTTTTTCTTAAAACTTTCCTCATTTCTTTTCAAAGAAGGTTCACTTTCAAACTGGTAACTCATTTCTTCTGCTATTTCACAAGATAATTTATTTTTTTCTTCCTGATTATTAATTTCTGAATATTGTTTCAAATGATTGCAGATTCTTTTATTTGAGGCTCTAATGTGTACATGGTTACACATTAGTTTATTATCGTCCCATTCTTTATTTTTACAAAATATATGTGCAAAATAACCTGGTATAATAGCTAATAAGGCCAAACATGCCCCCCAAGCAAAATTTGATACAGGATTAAGCAATTTAAAAGATAAGTCGGGATTTTTAATTAAGATATTGGTTATTAATGTCATCATAGCGATTGCTGCCGAACCATTAAGCAAAAAAAGCGCCTTAATACTGAATTTACTAAAATCCAAAATTGCCTTTACATATTCCAAATCGTATTGAGTAGCAATTTCTCTATACCTTAATACTTCTTCCTGCTCATTCATCATCGTCTTTTATTCATCGATTTTAAACGGGGTTTAAATGGGGTGTTAGCGTTATTTTGTTTATTTATATAACAATACCCGCAAAAAGTAAAGAGGCCTATTCAAGCCCCTTAAAATCAGAACATTTTTCATCATAGCGGTAAGCATAGCCTTTTGATAAATTTTTTATCAGCTCAAAAAGCTGCTTAGCCAGTTCTCGATTAGGTATCTTAAAGTAGTTCACCAGCAATTCTTGTGCTTCAGTTGTTACTTCTGGAGATGTCGGTAAGGGCGTATTATCACATTTATCTTGATTCTGCCCACTAAACATTCTGGGGCTTTGTTTGGCTATATTTGGAGACATATCCTGAAAGAAATAGTTGGCATCTACCCCCAGAATTTTACATAAATCCCATAATCGGCTGGCTCCAATTCTATTCCTGCCGTTTTCATATTTCTGAATCTGCTGAAAAGTAAGACCAGCAAGCTCTGCAAGTTTTTCTTGGCTAATTCCAAGAAGCTGCCGTCGAAGATGAAGACGTTGTCCGACGTAACAATCGACTGGATTGGCAGAACCGTCGGGCAGTCTTCCCCTGCTGTAATTTCGAGTTGTTTTACTTGTTACTGTCTTATCTAATTTTCGCATATTTAAAAACTCCTAAACATTCTCCACCTTTTAACTCCTAAAGGTGGAGGAGCTTTTCCTACTGCGAGACAGCAACAACTTATTTGTCACATAGTAACTTATTCGTTGTACTCCTCCGTCAGTTTGACGTACGAAGCAACAACGATTTTTCTACATAACTCATTGTTATATTACTCTCGCGGAAGGAAAATTCCGGTAGAATACACAATAATTTTTGGCAGCTGAGTTAGGCTGCCGAATTTACTATAAAAGAAAAGGACTAAGAATCAATTAAAAAATTGTTTGATTTCGGACTTGTTTGCTTATATAATAAAAATAACGGATATGTAAAACACGGTGAATCTCCCGGCCGTAGGACATTCTTTGAATGGCTCGCGTGTAGATGGATGGGAGCTCTACTGCATATCCGTTAATTTATTTTAAACGATTTCCTTTGCCCAGCAGTCGTTTTATGTCGTTTTGGCGGGTTAAATGGAAAGTCTGGGTAAAGATTTCCTTACCGTTGCGGGTAACCTTAACCGCCAGCCAGTAATTTTTATCAGCAACCTTTTTGATTGCGACCACGCTCTTCTCGCTGTCTTGTACCAAAGTATCATAATCTTTGAGAATGCCGTTAATCTGCATATAATCATCCAGCTGTAAATCCGGATGGTGTTTTTGGTTTTTCAATAAGGTTTCATCTGACAAACAGCAAAGCGACGTTTCGGTCTTTAAGGCCTGTTTAATCCGGTCATCCACAACGCCAATAGCAAAATACCCTTGAGGATTTTTATAAAAATCAGCAAAATCATCGCTGCGCACAAGGCTGTTAATTGCAGTATGAGCGATATCCGGATTAATTTTCTTAAGTTTTTCGGCCACTTGTTCACGCGCTTTTACCCTTAAATTGGCGATTCCGACATTGTAATCAAAGCCCGGAGCGATACCTACCGGAATTTGTTTGACCTCTCCGGTGGCGGTATTTTCCCAGCTGCGATAGCTTTCTTCAGGGCTGTCGCTGACTGTCCAGCCGTTGGCGTCTATGTCTTCTTTACTAATCTGCTGAACCGTGCAACGGCAATGCCAGCCGTTTGGCGGATAATGCGTTGTCCAGAAGGGATCGTCAACCGGCAAAATCAGATTATGCCACCGCCGGTGTTCTGCTCTGGTCTTTTCATCGAGTATGCAGACATAGCGCAAATACGGCCGGGATTTTTTGCGCCGCTGAATCCGTTCCCATCGGCCGGCCGCGTAAGAAGTGCGAAGGTTGGTATCGTAAATCGTGCGCAGCCGGCGCGGCGAACCGAGCTGAACGCCGTCTTCCGCCTTGCCCCACCAGCCTTTTTCCTGCAAAACCGGCGTCAGCCTGTCCTGAAAAGTCTTCAGCGTGCTGCCGTCGGCAATGGCTTTGACGACTTCATCGTAAACATCATTAATAATGTCAGCATAAGTTGAACGGGCGACCGTGAAATAACGGGCGTGCTCGCCATGCCAAAGGTCTGTCCAATGGTCAGTCGGCTTCAGCTTTTTGCGCTGCAGAAACGCCAGAACTTCTTTGGGAATAAAGTTATTCGCCATTGCCGCCCCCGATTAAGCGGGCTGCCATAGAGTTTTTAGCCAGGCTTTCCGCCAGTTCGTCGGGCGAAACGTCTAACTTAGCCAGTTCCGATTTCAAGTCTTCCAGGCTTTTGCCCTCTTTCAACAGCCGGGCAATCAGTTCTTCAATCTTCTTTTTGACCGGTTCGACTTTCGGCTGCCAGTCTTTTAACTCATCATCGCCCAAATCGTCAATAAAGTCGTTTATCGGCTGTTTAACTGTGGCTGAAGACTTGTTTAACGCTTGGTTAAACGTCGGAAGCTGAGAAAATCCGTTAATTTGCCCGAAAACGTCATCTTCGTCTTCCGGAGCGTTTAATCCAAGCTTAGCCCGCATTTGCTTGGCTGAAATTGTGAACCCGTATGGCAGCAGCCGGGCAACGCTTTCGGTTAATTTGGAAGTATCTTCGGTTTCCGGATTGCCGATATGCAGCTTCGGATAAGCCTTTTGCGGCCCGAAATTAAGCTCAACCATCGGTCGGATCAGGTCGCGGTTAAGAACGGCGGCCAGCTGGCGAGCATCGGAATTGGCAATATCCATCCGCACTTCGTTATGTTCCTGGCTGACGGCATGTCCGCCGGAGATTGCGTCGGTTGTCGTGGTCTGACCCAGAACAATCTTGGAAATAGCCTGGTCATAATAAGCGGCATGGTCTTTGAAAGCGGCGCCGCCGGCGCTGGTTTCGTTCTTGATAAATTCAATCATCATGTCTTGGGGAACGACGGCAGCCGCATCGGCGCCGAGGTTGAGAACCGCCTTTAACAGGTTGCGTTTGTCTTTCTCCGTCGCATTTTTGCCGTATTTGCCGACCCGGAGCGGGTGGCCGTAGACTTCCAAAAACGAAACCCAGTTTTTAAGCGAAAAGTTTTTGAACAGATATGCCCAGGCAACGCCGCGAATCAGCCCACCGCGGATATCCAGTCCGGATTTGGCTTTAATTGTCGTATAGATATATTTAAAAGGCGCCAGTTCCTTATAGCCGCCTTCCACTTTCAACAAAGGTTTTGATAAGTCATTCTGCTGAAAATCAATCCAGCGCGGGTCAACCCAGTTTAAGGATTTCGGCATCCACTGGCTGCTTGAGGTTTCCCAGATGATTTCCGTAACCGAAAAACCTTTGCCGACTGCGTCCAGCATATCAAAAATTTCGCTTTCCAGCGTATCGCGGTTTAAGAAGCTTTTAACAAAATCGGCCTGAGCGGTTGCTGCCGGCGTGTCGTCGGCCGGTTCAACCGAGATGTCCAGCTGCGCGACGGTACGTTTGCGGGTATTTAAGACGGTTTGATACTGAAGGTCTTTTTCTTCGATTTCTTCGGCCAGCTCCATTAACTCTAAAATATCGCCTTCGCCGGATTCCCTTAAAATCCGTGCCAGTTTTATCGGAGTTAGGTTAGTGCTGGGGTTGGAGCTTAGCTGGTCACGGATGCCCAATATCGGATTACTGGCCTCAGCAGAGGTCAACAACATCTTATTTAAATAGCTTTTAATAACGTTAAACATCAATAGGTTCCTTCGGCAAATTTAAAATTGTTTTCTTCATCATCGTTATCAGCCAACTCTTTGGCCGTCATGCAGCCTTCGTAAACAGGAACGCCTTCCTTGCTCATGGCGTATATGCCCAAGACAAAAGCAATGCAGCTGTCGCCGTGCCGTTTGTTGCCGTGTTCGTCTTTCGTCCGAATCTCGGCCACTGTCGGCACGCCTTTAACCAATTTGACCACCTTAAAATCGTTCAAAATATTGGCGTTACGCGGCAAACTGACCCGTTTTTCTTCAAAATAGGCCTTGGCGCGCGGCATATTCTGGCTGTACCATTGCGTCGTCAGCATAACCTCTTCGACCGCCGCGCCGCCGTATTTTTGGCAGGCAACTTCTGCCAGATAGGAACCGTTGCCGCGGGCGTCATAGGCGGAGAAACGGAAAAGCGGCAGATGTGACGTGATATAATCGGCAATCTGCCATTGCTGTTCGTGCGGCATATTGCGGATTTCCAAAACAAATGCCGTTTTAAGGTTAAGTCCGGCGTCTTCCTGCAAAACCGCGCAAACCGACAAATCTCCGGAGCGGCCGAAGTCGTAACCGAATCCCGATGCCAGATTCGGGTTCATTTTTTCAATGACCGGCTGAAGATTGTCTTTTATCCAATCGTTAATAAAATCAACCCGTTCAGCCGATGGTGCGGTAGTAAATTCGGGCTTGACGGCCAGTTCCAGAACCGGGATGTCCGGCTGCATACACTTTTCGATAATCAAACGGCTGAAATAGTTTCCGGATCCATTGGCCGGAATGCAGTCCAGCTCCTCCGCCGCGATATCGCCATAAAATTTGTAAATTTCGGATTTCCATTTATTCTCTGCTTCCTGGCTCCATTCTTTGCCCTGCTTTGAGCAAATCCGCTTATAAAGTCCCTGGCGCAGAGCGTCATCAAATGTGCAGCGCAGAAGTTTATAAGGACTTTTGCCGGCTCGGATGTCTTTTATCAGGTCGTTGAAAGGATTGTCTTCGCCGTTATGCGTGGAGATGATTAACACCTGTCCGCCCCAGATAAGCAGCGCAAACGCCGCTTTTAACACCTCTTTTAAATCTTCATGGAATGCTGCCTCGTCGATTATAACAAAACCTTGTTTACCGCGCAGCGCCCGGGCAACCGACGGCAGCGCAACCACCTCCTTGCCGTTGGCAAAAGTCACACGGAAAGCTTTGATGTCTTTGTCTGGATTATCCGGATCTTTGAAAATATATTCTTCCGCCTCGGAACAGGCTTCGCCGATTTTCTTGGCCCATTCGCCGACATACTGGATAAATTCACGGGTCATCTCATAGTCATAGCCCATATAATAAGTCGTTTGAGCATTCTCGGCCGGCGAAGTGACAAACACGGCGACCGCGGCGGTCGCCCAGGTATAACCGGTTCGGCGGGACTTTTCGACCACCGTAACCGGTGAGCTTATGGCTGTTTTGCATAAAAGCTGCTGATAATGTAAAAAAACTTTGTCCGGCTGAAACTCTTCCATTTTAAACTATCCCGAATATTTCGCGTTTGATAAAATCAAGGTTTTCTGCCGAAATGCCTTTTTTCTTACCGGCCTTGTCGACAACCTGAGCGGCTTTTTCGGCGAACTCGCGGCGCAGCTGGATGACATTCTCGACGTTTTGCTTGGAAGCCTGAACCAGCTTTTGCAGGGAAGAAGCCATAAAAAAGGCGTCTTTGCTATCCATAGTAATAGTTTCGCCGTCGTTGTTGACCATCATTTTAAGGATTAGCGAGTGCATCAGCTCAATATTGACCTGACTGACTTTGTTTTCGCCCTCGTCGCCGAAGTTCTTTGCCAGCGCCTCGGCTACAATCCGCGACTGGCGGATTGACTTTGAAACTTCTTCAAGCTGCTTACAATGCCGCCCCAGCGCCGAACGGGACACGTCAACGTCCAATTCTTTCAGTTTTTCCAGTATCTCGTCAATGGTCTTGCCGGCCTGCCGCAGCTGGCCGATTTTTTCGCGGATTTCGGAAGGCAGGCGGTCGATGCTTGAGTTTCTGGCCATTATAGCCTCCTTATTCAGGTCTGGGCTTTTTGACGCCCGGCACGGTTGCCCGGCCGCGGGCGACGTCTTCGCCGCGGGCAGTCAGGCGCGCAACTGTAACCCGGCCGTCAAGCGGTTTTTCGACCGTAATCAGCCCCAGTTCCGCCAAGAAGGCAAAATCCGCCCAGATAACCTCACGGCTGACACCGTGGCCGATTTCCCCCAAAGCTGTCTGCATAACGCTGTCGTTCAGGCTGTAGTCGTTGTCTTCTGCCAAAAAACGAAGCTCCGCAAGGCGGCGGTCTTCTGTCATGAAATCACGATAAGCCATTGTTATTTGTTCCCCATTAAGTAATCCTGTTGGCGTTCCAGTGTTTTTTCTATGATCGAAAGTGTTTTGTTCTGTGTCGCCAGTTCTCCGGTAATATGTTCCAGACAAAGCTGCATTTTATGGAAGTCACGCTGTGACGGCATCCCGGAAACCTGATTTTTGAGTTCGGAAACCTCGCCGGCCAGCGTCTGATAAGTTTCTTTTGTGACGAACTTGGTTTTGATTGACCACCATATCCAGCCGCAAAAACCGCCTAAAATCCAAATCAGAAAATTAGAATTGCTTTGTATAAAATCAATGATTGGCACGCTCAACCTCCTCTTGGCAGTCAATACATAATTTTACACCCGGTACGGCTTTGCGGCGTTCCGGCGGGATAGGCACGCCGCAGATTGCACATTTTCGGTGGCTTCTCAAGGCACGATGCCGCTTTTTACGGCACTCGGCCAGAGCTGAACTGTTAAATGCGGCAATTTCCGCGGTTGCCAAATCCACAACATCAACCACGTTATTTTCCTTTAATTGCGGTATAAATACCGAATAAGCTGCCGATAGCGGCGCCGATCGAAGCCAGATTGTCGGTAATGACAGACTGCGTATCGGTAGAAATATCAATACCGCAGAAGCTCAAGATGCCGCAAACAACGGCAACCACGGAACCGATGACCGTCTTGTTCTTCCAGAAAGGGGTTTCGGTTTGATTTTCAGGCATAACATCCTCCTTGGTTAAGTTAATAAGTAAATAAAGCTGCTTTTAGGTCGGTATAATCAGAACGGCGGTCTAAATGAATAAAGGCTTTGGCAATACCGATGCTCCAGCCCAGCTTTAGGGCCGTACTTAAAAGTTTTCGGTCATATTCGGCACCCCGGCGTACAACATCAATGGCGCAGGTTCCGGGGACTTTCCACTTGACGTTCTCTGTCAGGTGAAAAGAACCGGCATTGCCGCCTTCCTGCCGATTATGTTCACTGCAGCGGCAGCAAGAACTTAACGTCATCGGCAGACCGAACTCTAGGCGCAGTTCTTTTAATTTTTCCGCAAACCCTGGAGCTAAAACCAATTTACCGCAATGGCGGCAGGCCAGTTCTTTGTCTGAAAATAAGATTTTGCCTTGAGCTGATTCAATCATACTGTCCTCGTTCTGTTATCAAACCCGGTATGCGCTTATTTTAAAAGTCATTGGCGCAAAATCAATCCGGACTGGTGTCCGGATTGATTTACCTATGTATTTAATGATAATTAAATACATACATAAACCGGATCATTAACATGAAAAAACCGGGGATGAACCCCGGTTTAATTAAAACAGGTCTAATACATTGATATTAAACCAACCGAAAAACAGAACCGCCAGCGCCAGTTCTATCGATAAAAATACGATAAGAGCTTCAATTATCTGCATAATTGCGGTACGGCTTTGGCAATTTCATCAACAAAACAACACAAAGCCACAGCTTCGGCATTGCTCAGTTCCAGACTGCTGCTGTTGTTCTGGGGATCCAGTGCCCGGGAGACCACCAGCAACAACTGCCGCAGCTCATCAGCGGCTTCGCGACAATCAGGATTTAAAATTATCTGCATGTTTATTCTCCCGAAAACTCAATGCCGGGAATGGTTTCTTTGGCAAAGTTCAATGCCAGCTGCTCGGCCGATTTTGGTAACGGTGTCAAAAATCCGTATTTGCGCATGGCAGCGCAATAGGCCTTGACTGAAGCACGGGAGCGGCCGACCAGCTTGCAGACTTCGGCGGTTGAAAGCCCCAGCCGCTTATATTTCAACACCCGGCGCCAGAGCGGACGGGATTTCAGGAGTTCGGCCGACATGTCGGCAATCAGCGCCTTTTGCGCCTGGTTTTCCTTTTTCAGCTCGCGGGAACCAAGCAGGGTTTCGGCAAATGTCGGCTTGCGGTTCATCAGCTCGGTTTCCATGGCACGAAAGGCGTTGATGAAATCGATTTTGAACTTCATTGCCTTTTTGCCGGTGAAGCCCATTGCTAACAAGGTAAACCCGTCACGGGTGATTTCATAACAAGGTTGGATTTTGCCTTGTTCATTCAGATAATTGGACGGCTTAAAATTAAGCCGTCCGAAATCTGCCGGAATTTCAAGCTTTTTAATTTTGGCCAGAACATTTTTGTGTTCCATACCAAATCGCTCGGCAATTTTTAAGCTGGTGGTGGTTAACTGGTTATTATCGGAAATTTGAACTAAATTATTAATCATTTTATGTATCTTTCTTAGAAATGCCACGCAAATCTGAGAGGTGGCGGACTCACTAAAAGCCGATACATAAAGGCTCTGGCTGATATTCAATATATTTTCAGCTCTCATCCGCCGCATTGCAGATACAAAAAAATCGCAAATCTGACGGGTGCGAAAGCCGTATGTATCGTGTTTTTAGGCTTTCAGGTTATCCGTCAAAAGTTAATAAATCAATAAAAATTTGCGCTTATTTTTAGATTTTACATGTCAAAACCTAACAAAACATTAAGTTTTCAACCATATTTTTATTTATTTTCAATAAGTTAAACAAAATAATAATATACATAAAAATTTTAATTTACTTGTTTAATATTTTGTTTTCATCAAAACATTTTCTTTCATAAAACTCTGATTTTTTACCAATATTAAACTCCGACAACGGCCGAAAATATCCCATGACGCGCGACCAGATTTCACATGGTTGGCGCTCGGCATCGGATAATTCCGTCACCGGAATCTGTCCTTCCGGCATTTTTTCATCATTCCAATTATTCATCCTCGTCCTCGCATTCATGCTTATCGTAATCATTAATTAAAAAGTAGGTAACAATGCTGCCGCAGAAATAATGCAGCCAGCCATAAAGAAGCCAGCTGTCAAAGATTTGTACGATATGTGAAGCTATTCCGATAAATAAAACAACAAGTATATATTTCATAATCAGTGCTCCGCGATAATCATATATTCCAGCTGGTCAATATCTCCGGTTCGGCGATAATCCCAGTTAATTTGGTCTTTATTCATAACCGCCTTCATCATTGCTTCGGCTTCATCCATAGCCTCGATCTCAATTTCCCCCCTGATTCGAGTGTGTTCCATGGCCTTGACTTGAATTACAAATTGTTTTTTCATGTTCTTTCCTTTCTTGTTCTTCGATATATTCAATAAGAGGCAGCCCTAAATAATTTTTATCCTTAACACGCCGGACGGTTCGTTCGTGAATGTCCAGTTCCGCGGCAATGCGGTTGCTGCTTAACCCCTGTTCAATCATTTTTGCTGCCAAAACTTTTTTGCGCCCCATGCCCCGAAAATGTCCCATCGGTATCATAAATTTGCCGTAACCCAGCTCCAGGCTTAATTTTTTTGCGGCATCAATACCGATAATCTGGGCAATCAGGCATTTTTCGGTAGGATTTTTAGGGATGACGATTTCCGTTCCGCCGCGCTCATTAACAAGTTTTAAAGTTGCAGCAGTTCCGATAATGGTCTCCATTTCTGCCAAAATTCCGGTAAAATTACCCATTTTTAGCTCCTTTGCTTTCCTCCCGGGCTATCCATTGCTTTAGACACTCAATAATCCGCTGCGCCCAGCTTTCTTCAAGAAACTGTGCAGAGCTGCGTTTGCCTTTCGTCATTCGGCTGACCCATTTATCCAGATCAACCAGATTTGTCGATTTAACGACGCCCATATCCTGAAGCTGCCCCCATAAAGCATAGATTTTTTCCAAATCTGCCCGTCCGGTCGGAACTTTTCGGTATTGATTCGGATTTTTCCGGTGTTTCCAGCCCTTATCTTCAAAGGCTTTAACGACCTTTAACAGCTGGCGGTCTGTACAATCTTTGCCGCTGTTTTTACCGACGGCGGCAAAAATGATTGACCGATAGGTATCGTCATCAAGCCTCAGTTCTTTCTTGGCGATGTGTATCTTACCCAGCAAAATTTTGCGTTCTTGTGTCATTTCCTTTTTTGTCATTTGTTTTAACCTGGCTCATCAGCGGAAGGTGGTTAATCTCTTCCGGACGGCGGATAACAGCCTCGGGCTGAAATACGCCGTTTCGCCTGTATGTTTACTGTTTATTTGGAGTTAGTTGGCGAAAGGTTACAAATCGGCAGCAATATCCAGCGGAATGGCTTTATACACCTCAGTGTCGCCAACACGCTCATAAACTCTGATATAGCTTTTGGAGTAGGCGACATTCATACTGTCTATAATGGCCTGTTTTGCCCGTAACCATTTTTCATCATTAATATTATAATGTAATAGACTGTATATCTTTGAGAATGATAAGTTTCCTTGTTTGTCAGTTTCAAAGGCGTAATTAACCAGACTGACCAGCTTCGGATCGGCCCCCTGGCCCCACTCAAGAATGCATTCATTAAACAGGGCTTCGGCGGACTTGGCGGCTTCGTTAAAAACGATGCGGTCGGCAAAAGAACGCATGACTTTATATTTGCCATCAAAGCTGTAGAGCGTCAAATTGCCTTTTTTGCCGCCCAGTTTGGCCTGATATTTTTCGGCAACGATTTCCTCCAGCTCGGAAATGTCCTGCATGGATTTGACTTTGCAGTCTTTCAGCACTTCATGGCTTTTCTTAAAGCGCTCAACAATGATTTTGACCGTCTGGTCGCGCAGCTGGTCTTGCGGTTTGACCATGGATTTGGGAATCAACCGGCCTTTGGCGTCGGTCATATAATCGTTTTCATTAATTTCATTCATTTTCGGAACCTTCCTTAATGTTCAAGTTTTTAATGGTTTCTATGCCCTGGTTCAGACATTCAAGATCTAACTGGACTTTTTCCTTTGTTTCAGTTATGACCTGAAGGGCCTCTTTTTTGCTTGTGTATCCCACAGCGATAGAAGCTATTGCTAAGCCGATAACAGCCTCAAAAGTGCTTTTATTTTTCTTCATATAGCTTCTCCTAAATATCCAAAGCGCGGCGGTAGGTTTCGAGCAGGGTTTCATGTTCGTCCCGTTCAGCAGCATTTTGTTTACGCAGTTTGATGATTTCGCGCATAATTTTGACATCGAAGCCGGCGCTTTTAGATTCGGCAAAAATATCGCGGATATCGCTTTCAAGGGCGGCTTTTTCTTCGTTTAGCCGTTCAATACGTTCGATAAGAGAACGTAAACGGTCAACAGCAATACCGCCAATTTCAGTATCAGACATTTTATTTTTCCTTTTCTTTTAGGGGTTGAATTGATGATTGCATGAAAAAGCAATCGACTATAAACAGGTTGTGAGTACGACCGATTAGGCCGTTTCCTTAATATCTTCATAAACAGGCCTTTCTGACGGCTGATTGACAAGTGCGTGATTTTCTATGTATGCAAGACTTTCGCTCAAACTTCTGAGGTTGCTGGCTATACAATTTAAGACATGGGCCATCTGTGTGGCTTTAGCTTCTATTTCTTTAATCGATTTTGCCAAGTTCTGGGCATCTTGTGATAACATTATTCTTCTCCTGATTTTTTGTTGTATTGACAATTACGGCAGGCTTTAAAAAGTCTGATTTTGTTAGGGTTTCCTGAGTTGGAAAACGGCCGGGACTGATTTTCGAGACACTCTTTGATTAAAATTGTACCGAAAAACGGGCAATCATGGCTGCCATCCATAAGATTGGCTCGGACGGCCGCTTCTATATTTGCAATAGTGCCGGGATAAATATTTTTAAGAACCTGGCTGATTGCTGCGGAAGATTTGCCAATTTTCTGGGCTATTTTATTTTGGGAGCTTTTATCGGACTCATTAGCCAATACCTCAATCCAGTCTGGCAAATTTTCGCCCCAGTATTGTTTTGCGGTTTCTATTGCTGACATTTAGGCCTCCTCACTATTCCAAACAACAGCATCAATATTCGGATCATAGATTTGTTTAATGCGTTGTATCTGTGGAGCTTGGATTCCTTTGTTCATCGCTGGATTTAGATGAAAAATCTTTTCATTATTTTTTTTGATTAGGTATCCGGCCTTTTTCAGATAATTGAGATATTGGTCTGTTGTCGTCAAAGATACAGGGTCATTATCTTGCGAAGCCGTAGCTACAATATCTTTCAACGTGAAATTCTTAAGAATGCGAATAGCTCGCCAAATTCGGGCTTGATGGCTGTCCTCGACTAAGCAACCGTTTTTATTAACGACCGGAGCCATTGCCCCCATATCTTTAACCAAGGTATAGACATTCGTTCTTAAGCAGCCTTTTTCTTTTTGATAAATAACTTCCTTGTTCAAAATCTGTGCTTTTTCTAAGGCCTTAAGATAAGAAAATATGGTGCTGTTTTTAACTTTCACTTTATTTTCAATATCCCGGAGGGTAAATGTTTTTAATTCCCTGATAACCTTCCAGACCAGTTTCCGGTTTTTGGGAGCAACACTAACGGGCTTTCTTCCTGTATCAATCATTATGACAGCCTCCGAATAGCGGGAGCTTCACCTTTGATGAGCTCTCTTTTTCCCCAGCTTACCAAGTCGACAATATTTTTACCTTCCGATAAAACGGTATCTTGGATTTTGTTAAGGTTTACAACAATACGACGGACACGTCCCTCGGATATTTTCCAGACCTTTTCCAGTAAATCGTCGCCGATTTTTACTTTATCGCAATAAAGTGTCCGGAGTTTGACAGCATCTTCCATACTGGCCGGCAAAGCTGCAATCCAGTCCAATATACGGTTATGAAAACGTTCTTCTCGGGACAGTTTTGCCGGCAGCATTTCTTCTCCAATTAAAACAATCGGAGCTTCAGAACTGTCGTAAATATCACGGGTTAAAGCCATTAAACCTTTACAGTCAACGCAATAGTCAAATTCATCAATGATTAATGGTTTACCAGAACAGGAAAGTTCTTCACAAACCTGGTCAAACATTTCTGCGGTTGTTCTTTTGGCAGGAATTCCCATTTCATCAAGAATTGCTTGAAGCATGGTTTTTCTTGTCCAGATAGCTTTCGCAGAAACGAAATAAGCCTTTAAATTGGCTGCCGCATAGCTTGATGCCATGGTCTTGCCATAACCGCTCGGGCCATGAACAACGACAAGACCGGGAAGATAATCCGGACGCGTCATTGCCTTTTTTATTGCCAGAAGGATAATTCCGACATTTTGCAAAGACGCTATATTATTGACTTTTTGCGTATTTTCTTGCATTATTTAATCCTCTATAATTTCGGTTATAGTTTCAGGAGCTGTTCTATTGGCGTAGGGGCTCCTGAGTTGTTAAGGTTGTCCGCAAGTTCCAGCTTGCGGGCAACTTTTTATTACATTGCTCCGAGGCCTAACTCCTCTAGTGTTTGCTGGGTTTCGTACTCTGAAGACAATTTGTAATTGGCATAAAAATCTCTTTCGTTGGCTGTTAAACGTTCTCCTTTCAAAAATCGTTCATTAAGGTCTTTCCAATGTTTATATTTTTCCCGCGCCAAAATGGTGGCAGGCATACTGATAACATTGTCATTCTTCGCTTTTTCAACCTGTTCAAGCGTATTTTGTTCCTCAACGGTTAGATTACGGCTGACCGGTATTTCCTGTTTTGAAGCCAGGATATTTTCGGCCTCTTGTAAAAAGCGGGATTCGTAAGGAACTTCTGGTTTAGGAAATGCGAGAATATCCGGATTGTTTTCAATTTTTTGATTAACAATTTCCTGAGCCAGATTTTTGACCATATATTTTTTGCTGTAATCCTTGACAATTTTCTTGCTTTCCGAGATTAAACGCTTCTGCAGGTGCTTTTTAGCTGTTGCAACTTCTGCTCTTGAAATTCCGGCGCGTTCGCAGCAGAAAGCCTCGCAGATAAATTTACCTTCCAAGGTGAAAACGTAAATTTTTCCCCATTCGGATTCAGAATATAAAACCTTAACTTGTTTACCGGCATACATTGCCAGATCATGACTATCATAATAAGCATTATCAATGGCGATGCCTTTTTTGGTAACGGTTCTCAATCCGTCACCGCTGGTTGGAGACAGTAGGATATCAAGAGCGCGTTCGTTTCCGATGCGGCGGACTTCACCGTCATAATTATCAATCATTGATTGCGGTGTCTTACCGTTCAACCCCCGGTGTGGCTCCTGCATGTAATAGTTTTTTATCCAATTATCGCAAAACTCTTGTAGTTGTTCCGCAGATAAATACTCTGCTGTCCGTTTTTTGGCTTTGCCCATAATATGATCGGCATAAGATTTGCGTGCTTCAATGTTCTTGCGATCACTGACGTTATGCCCGATATAACCGGGTAACATTTCTAAAACATCATGTGAAAAGGTCTTAAACACCCGTTCAATATGTGGTTTGCCTTCCGGGGTAAACGGTTTGCAAAATATCTGCTTTATTTCCAAGCTGTCAAAAACCCGGCGCATGTGCTTAGATGCATAATCAGCACCGTTATCGGTTTTTACTTCTTCAGGAACGCCCCATTCAAGCAGGCAGGCGCGGGTTATGGATGTTACGGCCTTTGAGTTTGAAGAGTTGGAAACAAGAAGTTTTAAGCGCCGGGAGTAAACATCAATGACGCCGACAATATTGTGACGGGAACCATCGTCCAGCATTATGTCGGTCGGCGTACTATCAAACTCCCAACGCTGATTAAGGCGGACAATCTTTTCTGACTGGGAACCTGCTGCAGACTGAAATTTATTGCGCCAGGCGTCTGGATTTTTAATGGCAAGGAGCAAGGATTCGTTTTCATTTTTCCATTTGAGAACCCAGTTTCTAATTGTTTTGTAAGATGGAACGTTATCCCAGCCAAATTTTGTGCGCAATGCACGCATAATTAATTTGCTGCTGATATCTGGGTTATAATAAATTAACCCTAAAATGAGTTCTTTTAATTCTGGTCTGGCTTCAATTTTACTTGCACCTTTCCGGTTACCGTAATTATCCGCCAATCCAGCAAGTCCCATTGTTTCATAGTTTTTTTGCAAATTAAACAATGTTCTTTCACAAATATTGCTGACAACAGCACGAACAGAACTATCTGGTAATATTTTTTTATTATTGAAATTTACGCAAAATTCCATTCTAGCTTTTGTATTGCTTAAGCCACTACTTTCTTTAAATAAGAGATATTCCTGAACAATTTGTTCGCGGATAGAGGCTTTTTGAAGCTGACTATCCTGCAATTTTAACAATGATGCCATAGCAGCTTCTCGTTCTTCTTGAGCTTTTGATTCTTTATTTTTCTGCTGTAATGATAAAAGTTCTGCCCGAACTTCAGAAGGTAAATCGTCAATATTATATTCGCGACCACCACCTTTACCCTTACGAGCCCTGAAGGGCCAATTTTCGTTTGTAGCTTTTATATTTATTAAACGTTTACAAGATGGCAATGTAGTCAAGTGTAATTCTTCTAATTCTTTAGCGCTGAAATAATTTTTCATTATTTAGCCTCCTGATAACGCTCGGGAAACAATTCTTCAACACTAACATCCAAAACCTTGGCTAAGGCTCTCTCTCCAGCGGGAAAAGGTTTAACTAAAGCAGTGCGACAAGCACCTGATGATAAATCATTATCCAATGCCGCTTTAGTAAAATTTGAACCCCTTTTTATTAGTTCTATTTTAATTTTAGCCTTATCCCACATTTAAATTTCCCTTTAAATTTCGTTTTTTTGTGTTACTATTAGCGAAACGATAATTAACCATAGTGCAAAATTTTGCACCAGTCAAGAAAAATATTGCACCATTGTGCAATTTTCATAGGATAAGTATGACAATAGGGAATAGGCTAAAAAAAATTAGAGAAAATCTTGGCTTTTCTCAAGGTTCAATGGCTAAATTTATTAATTGCAGCCTACGCTCTTGGAAAGGTTATGAAAGTGATTCAAATGTTCCCGGAGGAGATGTTTTAGCAAATCTTGCTAAGGCTGGTATTGATATAAATTGGGTGTTATCCGGCGAAATCAATAAAAGTGAAAACTCCATTAATATTTATGACGTCGAATTTTCTGCTGGTTGTGGAGCATTTATTACCGAAGAAAACATAATATCGACTCTTGTTTTGCCGGAAGATTTTTTTGAAATTTATGATTTACAAAAAAAATATGCTGTAGGGATTAAAGTAAAAGGTGATTCAATGCAGCCTCGCTTATATGATAAAGATATTGTTATACTTGATACTAGTATAAAAACGTTCATAAATGACGACATGTATGCTTTCGAGTATGATGGAGCGTGTTTCATAAAAAAGCTCCAACTGGCAGGACAATATTTGAAAGCTATTTCGTTAAATCCCGAGTACGAGCCTTGGAATATTGAACATGAAGATTTGTTACATATTGTTGGCAAGGTAAAAGCGGCTATTTGCAAAGTTTAA